TTCAAGAGTAGCAGACGTACAGGTATGGTTTGGCAGACAATGTTTGATATAGATGAAGAAAATCCATTTGATACTGAACAAGATAAGAATATAGCTAAACTTTATATCCAGCTAAAAAAAGATAAAATAAACGCTGCAAATATTTATTTTAATTTAAGAAATTTAAAAGAAAAATGGAATATTTTTAAATATGTAATTTGCTGTCTGCGGCAAGAATCAATGTTTGAATTTTGGGCAATGGTTTTTCCTAAACAAATCCATTCTCAAAAAACTGGAATAAATCTTTATGATTTTAGAGAAGTTTATTTTATTCCTAAGAAAAATCAATTCTTATCGTATAATCCATTAGTAGATTTTGTATCAGGTATAACTCTAGAACAAGCTGGATTGACTGCAAATAATACTTTATCTGGTGTTCCTGGCTCTGGATTTACCTTTATACAACCAATAGACAATATTGGCATTGGTCAAGTTGCATTTAATTCTAATGAAGTTAGAAATTTTATTGGCACTGTAAGTGGTTTTAGCTTTGCATATGCTGGACCAGGAACAAATATGGATTTGACGGGATATCCGAATGCATTTAAGAATATAGCTGTAGGTGCAGCATTAGCAGTAAATACCCCAGCAACTGCACAACAATTCTCTATGGGTCAAGTAGTCAAAATGACTGCAATTGATTGGAAAACAATAAGTGGAATAAGTATTGACGAAACATTCTATCAAAATAACAGATATCTTTTTATGTTTGATTCTCAAAATGATAAAGAAGGTTTCTGCGATGGTGGTAGTATTACAATAACATCATAACATGCCAAATAAAAAAATTAAAAATATTTCTACAATAGGTATTCAAGCTGTATCACCAGCTGAAAAATTTATTGAAATTAAAGAATACAAATGTGCTAATCCAGATGCTGTCGAAAAAGGTGGTCCTATTTCTATAGCAAAATGTGAAGAATTATATTTTCAAAATTATACTGGAGTTACATTTAAACCACAAGAGGCAGAGCCATCAGATTCTCAATTAGACGCTGCATTTGAAAATTTAAAGGGATGTAGTTTCATATCAGATAATATGGGAAACGATTATCTAGGATGCTATATCGAAGATCCAGATGCATTTTTTAGTTGCAATTGCCCAAAAGTAGGAAAAAAATTTCCAAAATTATTGAAATTTGCTACTAAAAATTCCACCTTTTGGAATACAGATTTAAGAACACCATTGGCAAGAAATTCTTTTGTAAGTATCCTATCTTCTTTTAAAGTAACAATTGTAGTAAATGGAAATTTTAGATTATATCCTGGTGCTATTATAGAAATTATTGATAATCCTTTGCCGGGTTATCAATACAACACCCCTAAATTATCAGGAAAATGGTTTGTTCTTTCTGCCATCCATTCTATAGGAAAAGATAGACATCATGAAACAACATATATTTTATCTGCCATACCAAATAATAACTGGTTCGATACTCTAAAAAGCTCAATAGACCAAATAAATATTCAGAGATGAAAAAAAATCTAGACATTTATTTCAGAGCAAATACGAGAAAATCAATAAGTTCGGTTGATGAATCTTTTCACATAAAGCAACAAATTAAAAATTTATGTTTATCTGAATTAGGAGAATTTAGATTCAATAATCAAGTAGGATCTTTGATTAACGAGTTCAAATTTGATAAAGGGCTAGCAAGACAATACTATATTTTGAATGTTCTTGAGAACAAATGCAAAAATCATATAAGGGGACTTAATAAAATTAACATAACCGTTGTTGAAAATGATCTGAAAAATCGTAGAATTTTTATAAATGTGAATTATGTTGTTTATGGTAAGGATTCTTCGTTTAGGTTTTATTTGAATAAATAATTCTATGAACGAGCCAAAAAACATAGATCTAGTCAATATAAATTGGGACTCTTTAAGAGAAAATTTAGTAAATTATCTCAAAAGCACCGATTTTGCAAATGACTATGATTTTGACAGCAGAGGAACAACTACAGATTTACTGTTAGGTCTATTTTCCTACAACACTACCATTGCATTACACTATCTTCATATTTTAAATAACGAAAGCTTCATTTATTCTGCTCAGAATAATTCATCTTTAGTTAAGCTTTTACAGACATATGGGTATACTGCTAATCGTTTTAAATCATCAACTGCTTTGGTGACATTCACTAAAAACGATAGTTCTCTATCTCAAGTAGATACATATGCCACTTTAAATTCAAAAAATGATAAAAACACAAATGTAAATTTCTATTACATTGGGCCTAAAGTTACTCTTGATCTTTCAACCACTTTGCCTTTTTATGCTGGAATTAAGTTGGTAAAAGAACAAATAGTCTCTGTTAATTTTGTTAATCAAGAATTTGAAATACCAGACCGTGTAGATATTCGTACAATAGTAATTAAAGTTAATGACGATTATTGGATAAATTTTACCAATGAATCTGTTAGAGGCACTGATGAGACTTCTAAGATATTTTTCATAGTTAATAAAGGTGATAAAATCTTTGTAAAATTTGGAAAAAATATTCAGAATGTAGAAACTACAAAGGGTAAATCTATTAAATCTACTGATACTGTAAAAGTATCTTATGTTGTTCCTAACGGCGACGAAGGAAATAATGTCTCATTTGATTCGTTATCTCAATTCAGAAGCAATGGAACACTTACCGTTCCTACTAATATTTCCATAAAATCAAATATATCCAGTGGTGGGGATTCAGAAATAGATTTAGAATATCTAAAATACCTTGCCCCAAGAGCATATGGATATTCATCCTTAGTTACAAAATCTGACTACCAATATGTAATTTCAAACTCTGGTCTGCTTCCTGAAATAACAAATGTTGATCAGAGATTGTCAGTATTCGATGGTCAGGGTTTTGATGATGTAGGCGGAACCGTTTACTATTCTATAATTGATTTGGATGTAGATTCGGAAGAAGTTGATTCTATCAACCAGCTAATTCAAGAAAAGCAAATAATTGGTCTTTCTACTGAATATCTTCCAAGTGATGATTTTACATGCAATATTACTGTTGCTTGCTCTTTCGATTCAAGAAAATCTACTTCAAATAAAAATGTATTGAAGGACGAATTAATTACCGAAATCGAAGATTCTTATGGAACAAAATTGTTCTTTAATAATGTATCCAAAAGCGATATAATTTCAAAGGTTGTAAATAAAGATAAAGGACTTTCTGTATCTGAATCTAATATAGTTTTTAGTTTCGAAAAGAATTTAGATCTTTCAACCCAAAGAACTATTAGATTCTATAATGGCATTTCATCTATAACTAGCGATTTAGTTCTGACCAATCTTTCGGCATCTGAAGTTAAATTTGATAGCACATCGACAACCGTTCCAGGTCTTAATGGTTTTTATTATCTGGCTGCATACAATTCTTCGGGAACTCTAATTAAAAATAAAGTCGGCGTATTCAACCCAAACACCGGATTGATTGTGTTCTACGATTCGGTAGTTCCTGCTGCTGCCTTTGACTTAATTATATCCCCTTCATCTGCATCTATAGTAGCTATCAATAATATGGCTATAACCTATGCAATAGATTCCTTTATAATAACATGATTATATTTTTTAACCAAAATAAAGATCAAGTTTTTACTGTAAATCAGCTAAACACAAGTGCTGGTGCAGAATATGCTATTAAGCTTATAAACTCCACATATAATCTTTCGGAAACATTAAACGAAAGACGAAATTTTACTTATTTTGTGGAAAATCAGTTTCCTAACTGGCTAATAAAGGATGTAGAAGAAAATAGTTCTTATAAGATTATTGATTTTGTGCAAGAATTGTATAATTGGATCTATTCACCAGACGGTCTTGATCTCTATCCAAATTTTGAAAATTTACAAAATGCATTCTATACAAACGAAGATTCTTTGAGGAAAATATATTCTTCGATATTTACAGATTTTGATTTTGAAGATTTCACTAATCTAGATTCTTTAAGAGAATTTTTGATTTCAAATAAGAAAAAATTCGTAGAGAAAAAAGGTACACAGAATTCAATACAGTACTTCTTGGAAACATTCTTCGGAAGTCAACTCAATGACTATACTATTGAATATGGAGTAAACGATGTCTTTGTACTCAACAGTTCAAATACAAATGAAGACACTTTATCTAATGGATCCTCTTTACAGGAATATTCCATAAGATTAGAAGCTGACATTGACGAGAAGTATCAAGACGATTTGATTAATCTCATTAAGCCGATGGGATTTAATTTTGATTTGGTCAAGGCAGAAAATAGTATTTACTCTGGATCTGTTACGGGAACCTATAAAATAGAGCCATATGAAATAGTGGTTTCTTGATCTATAAATAACTGTATGCCAAACGATTCGTCATCTAGATATTCATCATCTATTGAAAAATTCATAAATAGTGCCATAGCCAATGATTACTATGTTGGCTTGGGCGTAGAATCTGTCGGTTATGAAGACCACGATACCAGACTGAGTAAAAAGGTATCTAATGTCGCAAGCTTAGTTAAAAGAGTTAATATAAGCGAAATCAGTGCTGCTTTTGAAAGAAATTCGTGGTCTGAAGGAAAATCGTTCAAAGTATTTGATTCAACAGATCCTGATGTAAAAAATAGCACATGCTATAACTCTTCGACAAACGAGTTATTTCTCTGCATAGAAAATGAATCCAATAATCTTTTTAGTAGAAGAGATCTGAACAATAGATCAAAATTTGCTCCATCTGGTTCCAATGGCACAATAATTGTGTTGAATGATGGATATAAGTGGCTAAAGATCAATTATGATCCATCCCCAATATCCACCAATTATATTAAAATTTTTGGCATAGAATCTCTACAAAACTTCAAGGGATTCACTGCTGACTCCCAGGGTCCAACAGCAGCCGCTACGACCCTTCATGGAGCCTCTGGCCTTACCTATGGTACATGCTGCCTATATGTCAAGGAAGCCTTTATTGAGCCTATAACAGGAAAAACTTATGCAGTGGGAGACATTTTAGCAGCGTATAAAGTTCCAAATGCATGGAGTTGTGATCTATTAGGATCATTAACTAATTTACAGCCAGTATTCAAAACTAGCGTTACTGGTACTGAATATGGAGGATTCTTCAATATATCTGGTACAGCTGGCTGTACTCCTTGTGATGCCACAAACGCAAATGTAACTCCTATTCTTTCTTATACTTCTGGCGGTTCTGCTGGTTATGGATCGACAAATTCGTTCAAGAAAAATTATGAAATACTTAGTTCTATTCCTTCTGGGTGTATCTTAAATGCTGTTTTAAATGACGATACTTCCATCAATTATTATGTTGGCGAAGAAAGACCAGAAATTAGATTATCAGTAGATGGTAACATCGGTTCATGTAAAGCTTACTTAAAAACTGAATTTGTAGGCGGGACAAACGGATGGAAAGTCATTGGCATTGAATTAGAAAATCAGTTAACCAGCAGCAACATAACATATGTTGAACCCATTAATCTTGTTACAGCTATTGGATCTGCATCTGAGGGCAAATTCTCAAAGCTATTGGCTGCAATACAATTTAATTTAGCCCCAATCACAAAAACTGGAGAATCTTATCTTTCAGTTTATGATCTATTACGAACTAAGCTCCTGTCAGTTACATCAAATATCAATTCAACAGATGTTCAAACTTATATAACAACTGCTGGAGCTACCTTCAACTATTCAAGCGCATTCCTTATAGGAAATGTGAAAAATTCAAATAGTTACAAACTTGCACCAAAGGTTTATAGAGATTATACAGAATTCTCAAAGGCAAGCTCTACTGTAAAAATAGAATCTATCGAAGGAAATATAAACGACATTACTTTCGAAACAACTTGCACAGATATTGCATCATCTTTATTATCGGATGATTACTTTATCAGTAAGGCAGGTTTTGATAAGAGTATAGGAGATGGTTCAACTGAATTTGAACCATTTAAGACCGTATCCAGTTACAATTTAGGATTTGATAATGTAAGTTCTGGAAATACTACCGGGACGTTTGAACTTTCTCATTATTCCGCCTATTCATTAGGAACTGGTGGAACTTATTATTATGAAGATGTTGGAAGCACTGGAGGAATATTCCAGATTACCGGAGTTACAGCAAGTTCAATAAATATATCTGACTGTGATGTTCTTTTTGCGACGGACACCACATTCAATGAGTCCAAGACATCACTAACACTAATTTTCAATATCTAAAATGAGCACCAATTACCCATTTGACAATCAATTTCCCCTAACCAACTACCCATATTCAAGTAGATCTTGGGGGTTGAATGTAGATTCTGATACAAAGAAGAACTACAACTTTGTAGGATTTAAACCAAAATCTAGACTTCAGGCTTCAGAACTGAATGAGATTCAAGAAATTTTTGCTATGCAAAATACTCTTAATCTTAATATGATTAGAGAATGGTTTAACGAAATTAATGGAACTACATGCGATGGTCCTGCTTGGAATGGAGCCACGCCATTGTTTCCTAAATCGCATCCATCAGGCGGTACTTTTGAAGCTTTGGTTGGATATTCCTACACAGGAACTGGTGGTATTACTTTAACTTTTAACGAAGGTTGGTATTTAATTACCCTTGATTCAGGAATCAAGCAATGGATCTATCTCAATAGCGAGAAGAACACAAATATAGTACCATCATCAACCATTCAATATTATTCTGGTCTTTCTTTCAGCCCAGATTATATTGATTGTACAGAAGATAGAAGTTTGCTTGATAATTCTTCAGGATCGCCTAGCCAGTCAATCTGCGGAGCAGATAGATATCAAATAAATTTCACTACGGCGGGAATTACTGGAGTAACTGGTTTCAACGAAGGCACATTCCAAAAAATTGTAAAATTCACCTTGACAGGTTCTACATTATCAGTAAGTTATATTAATGGTTTAACTATTTGAAATAGGATTTTTTATGATGAAGAAAAAACCGTGTGGTTGTGGAAAGGTATCAACAAAAAATACTAGTGTTCCTATAGAACAAAAAAAAGAAGAACCGAAATTATTTTCTGAGTCTCCATTAAAAACAATTAATTCTGGAATTTTTAGGGGTCTTAGCATGGTTCAAAGCTATGCAATATCTCTTATTTCGCGTGGTATTTCTTCTAAAAAGGTAGAACCCATGACAAAGCAATTAAGAACAATAAGTTGTTTTGGAAATATAAATGACGGCGGTGAATTACCTCCATGTTCACATTTAATGAAATCTGAAACAGAAGGCAAGTATTACTGTGGAGCATGTGGTTGTGGCGATAAACCCAGTACTTGGTTAAATGGAAAAGATTCTGAATATAGCAAATTAGATTATCCATCTCTTTCATGCCCTTTAACAATGCCAGGATTTACCAATTATTCTCCTAGCCCACCAAACGAATGGCAAGATCCAATCACAAGAAAAAAATATATTGAAACAATGAAAGTCGTTGATATCAAAAAAGTAGATATTACAGTAAATGAAATTCCATTAGAGGTACTGGAAGTAATTAAAAAACTTCAAGAAAATACTAGTCAGAAAATAGATGATCCACCAGATGCATAAATAAATTAAATGGCGAAACCAAATTCAAAAGAATCACTTATTGAATATACTTTTAGGCAGCTTGGAGCACCTGTAGTTGAAATAAATGTCGATTATCAGCAAGCATTGGACCGTATGGACGATGCATTACAATTCTTTTCTGAAAGACATTTCGATGGTGTTGAAAAAGCATATTTTTCTTATCAGCTTACTGATACAGATATAACAAATAAGTATATTAATACGAATTCCTTTGGTCCTATTGTTGGCGCATCGGGCGGGGATCCAAATGGATATGATATTTTATCCATAATTAGAGTATTTCCCTTTGGTACATTAAGTACAAATGAGCTTTTTGATATAAGATATCAACTAGCTCTTAATGATGTTTATGGTATCAATACCAATCTTGGATTTGTAAATTCGGCTCCAATTGCAAATTTCGATCTGACAAAGAGATACATTCGTCTTATTGAAATGATGTTTGATCCAGAAAGAACAATTCGTTTCAATAAAGTAACAAATAAACTATACATTGAAACTGATTGGACTGCTTTGAAGGCTGGAACATATATCGCAATTGAAGCTTATGTAAACCTTGATCCGGATCTTTATCCGGAGATCTATAACGATAGAATGCTAAAGAAATATTTCACTGCATTGATAAAGAAACAGTGGGGACAGAATTTAGCTAAATTTGATGGTGTTGCTCTTCCCGGTGGAGTTCAGCTAAGAGGCGGAACAATACTAGCAGAAGCAGAAAGAGAAATAGCATTATTGGAAGATCAGATTATTTCTGCATATGAACTTCCACCAGACATGATGACGGGATAATATGGCTTTAAATCCATACTTAAGATTTCAATCTACCGAACAAGATGTCGTTGAAACGAACATCATAGAAATTATTCGTATGATGGGAAAGAATGTATATTACATTCCAAGAGAAAATGTTCAATTAGATAGATTATTTGGTGAAGATCCTTTGAATAAGTTTTCAAACGCCTATCAAATAGAAATGTATGTTGCTTCTGTTTCTGGATTCCAAGGAGCAGATATTGTTAGTAAGTTTGGTCTAGAAATAAGGGATAGCGTAAGTTTAGTTGTAAGTAAAAAAAGATTTACAAGAGAAGTAACAGAAAAAAATCAAGACATAATCCGTCCTAGAGAAGGAGATATAATTTATTTTCCTTTGAGTAAGACTATGTTTGAAATTATATTTGTCGAACATGAGCAACCTTTCTATCAACTTGATAAGAACTATGTCTTTACTTTATCTTGCGAGACATTTGCTTACTCTATGGAAAATTTCGAAACTGGTACTCAGGACGTGGATGCTATTACAGATTTCAAGCAGCCCATATTCAATTTCTTGATTGGTGCTACTGCAAACGGATTTACTGCTGCTTATAACAGAACAGTTCGTGGTGAAAAGCTATATGTCCCTGGAAAAATTTCTGGAACTAATTCTTTCTTCAGAGTATTGGATTTGGATCTATTAGGAAAGACGCTAACAGTAGAATTGCTATCCATAGATGGAGTTACATTCCAAAATCCAACACAGCTTATCAGCTCAGTATCAGGTCTTACCTTTGAAATTAAGAGTTACAGTAGGACTCATTCATATGGTATTATTAATACAGTGCTTGATGATGTAGAAGGTGAAGTGCCGCCGCTTGATTACCAGAGAGGATTTACTGGCTCTGGAAAGAGGTATGACGAGCCAATCATAAACTTTACAGAGATAGATCCATTCTCAGAAGGTAATTACTAATGTTTAATACATTCAATAATCAATCGATAAGAAAACTTGTTGTTGCATTTGGTTCATTATTTGATGAAATTTATGTTCTTAGAAAAAACAATACCACTGATGTAGAAGATAAAATAAAAGTTCCAATTACTTATTCCTCAAAGGAAAAATTTATAAGAAGATTGGAACAGAATTCATCTATTTCGGATAATGTAAAAACTCAAATTAATTTGCCATATATGAGTTTTGAAATATCTGGTATAGGTTACGATAATAATAGAAAAAGAAATAAACTTAGAATGGCTTCTACGTCAGAAACTACTACAGACAAACAAGATATTACTTATAAAACATTTGCAGAAACTCCAATTTCCATTGGAATGAATTTGTATTTTTATACAAGAAATTTAGATGAAATATTTCAAATAATTGAACAAGTTTCTTCTTATTTTAATCCAGAATTTAATATAAGACTAAATTTAAACGAAATTCATAAAAATATAAATGTTCCTATTTCTTTGAGAGATATCAAAATAAATGATGATCATGAAGGAAATTTTGGTTCTAAAAGAACACTTATAGGAACAATATCATTTGTTGTTTCTAGTTATCTTTTTGGTGAGATTAAAACAGGAGATTCTATCGGCACTTTTATTTTTACCCAAGATCCAGATACAGATCCTGTGACTTATGCTGAATTATTAAATGCTAAGGGATCAAGTATTGTTATGAATACTAGTTATTCTAATCAATTTTATTATCTTTCTTCCAATTCTACTGATTTTATTTCTAATTTTACATGGGAAGAAAATAATGTAACTGATTTACAAACAACAATTCAATTATTAGATTTAGCAAATAATAAAATTATTTCACAAATTAGAAAAAATGCAAATACTTTATCACTAACCCAGAATGATGTAGATATAATATTAAAAAACCTTACTGTTTATATTGGAGCAAATCCTTTAGATACAGATCCTTGTATTCAAGAAACATATTTAATTGATTATATAAAACCAAAATATTATTTTAAGATTTCTAACGGAAGCATTAGCACTACATTTAAGGCAAATATAAATTCTATAGCAGTTTGTCAGTAATAGTGAAATAGTTTTATGGAAAATCTAGATAATTTTTTTAATATTGAACAACCTAGTAAAGGATCAACTGCAATAGAGCAAGTTTCTCCTGATAAGGATTTTGATTACGCCAAGCGTAATATGTACGACATCATTGAGAAATCCAAGGTTGCACTTGAAGGGATTTTGAAGGTTGCTTCTGAAGGCGATTCCCCCAGAGCATATGAAGTTGTAACTCAAATGCTGAAAACCATGTCTGAGATTAACAAGGATCTCATAGATCTTGAGAAGATCAAGAACGAAGCAAACAATACTACCATAAAGTCAACGACAAACAATTCGTTCTTTATTGGTTCTACAAGTGATCTTCAGGATCTAATCAATCCTGAGCGGAGCAAGAAAAAGGCTCTAGATATAATTGATGCGGAAGTGAAGAATGTCGAGGAAATTTAAAGGTTACTTAGGTAATCCAAACCTAAAAGAAGCTGGAGTAAAGATTGACTATACCGAAGAACAGATTCGGGAGTACGTTCGTTGCTCTCAGGATCCATCATACTTCATCAAGAAATATGTGAAAGTTGTCTCTCTGGATAAGGGGCTAGTTCCGTTTGAACTATACGATTATCAGGAGGACATGGTTACTAAGATGCATAACAATCGTTATATCATTGCCAAACTCCCTCGTCAGTCTGGTAAGAGCACCACGATTGTAGCATTTATACTACACTATATTCTCTTCAACCAGAGCATGAGCGTAGGTATTCTGGCAAACAAAATGAATACTGCCAGAGATATTCTTGGCAGACTTCGCCTAGCCTACGAGTATCTTCCCAAATGGCTTCAGCAGGGCATTATTGAATGGAACAAGACTTCTATTCACTTGGAGAACGGCTCCAAGGTCATGGCCTCTGCTACTTCATCGTCTGCCGTTCGTGGTGGTTCGTTCAATCTAATCTTCTTGGACGAGTTTGCCCATGTCCCTCAGAATGTAGCAGAAGAATTCTTTAGCTCTGTTTACCCAACCATTACATCAGGTCAGACCACCAAGGTTTTCATGGTATCTACTCCAAACGGCCTGAACATGTTCTATAGCTTCTGGAAGGGGGCTACAAGGAAGCCTGGGGACGAGGGGAAGAACGAGTATGTTCCCATAGAGGTATCGTGGAGACAAGTTCCTAAGTACCCCGGCGGGCCTTTAAGGGACGAAGAGTGGAAGCAGCAGATGATTGCCCAGACCAGCGAACAGCAGTTTGAGCAAGAGTTTGAATGTTCGTTTCTTGGTTCTTCAAATACTCTTATCAGTGCCAGTAAACTAAATTTATTACAGTTTGATAAACCTTTGGTTAGAGAGCCAAGCGGCCTTTATATTTACGATGAACCAAAAGATGATAATGTGTATTTTATTATGGTTGATACGGCAAGGGGCCAAGGAAAAGACTACACAGCAATGGTTGTGGTAGATTCTACAGAAAAACCTCACAGAGTAGCGGCAAGGTATAGAAACAATACCATTTCACCTTTCGATGTTCCTCCTGAGCTATACGCGCTGGCAACGAAATACAACAATGCTTACTTGCTCATCGAAGTAAATGACATCGGTGGTCAAATTGCCGATGTAATGCATGAAGAGTTTGAGTATGAAAACATTATCCAAACCACCATGATGGGTAGGGCAGGGCAGAAAGTTTCTTTAGGCTTTGGGCGCGGAACTAAACAAAGAGGTGTTAGAACCAGCGCAGCAGTCAAAAAACTTGGCTGTGCTGTTCTAAAAACACTAATTGAACAAGACAAACTGCTTGTTAGGGATTATGACATCATTCAAGAATTGATGACATTTATCTCTAAACATCAAACATTTTGTGCGGATGATGGATATACGGACGATTTAGTAATGTGTTTGGTTTTGTTTGGATGGCTGACCCGACAAGGTTACTTCGAAGAGATCATAGACATACAACGGAAAAAAATCATACATAAAAGCGAGCAGGAGGAAGAAGAAAATACCACTTTTTTTGTTGGTCCAGACAAATTTGATAATGCATTTAAGGATTCAGACACCCTCTGGTTCACACAGGAATAAAATATGCCACAGATAAACATTACAGAAAACTCACCAAACCTATCAGGCGCAGTACAATCTCAAAGTTCTTCCCATGTTTCTGTTTTTATGTGTGGTGCTTCTTTCATGGCAAAGCTAACAGAAGGAGATAGTCCTGTTCCAGCTTTCAAACAATATAATACGCCGCAGGAACTAATTTCTGAATTTAATACAGAAGTTCTTGCTGGAACTTCAAGTGGGTTTATTTCTAGTGGACCAGAAAAAGGTTTTAGCGGTGGTACTACTCTTGACAGAGAATTACATGCAGCTTTAAATTATCTAGAATACGGTGGTATTTTGATCGCAGCAACTGGTGCTACATCAATGGCAGCATCAAATATGAAAATTGATTCTACTTTCTACGAAAGAAGAGATAAATTTGATGATGTTGTTGCTTTAGTAAATATTTTTGAAGATGTTATTGGTGTTGTTGGTTCATCATTTGAATTCCATAATGGTTCTACTAGTAACTATCCAATAGAATTTGATAGTGGATTTGGAGTAACCGGAATATCGGGTGTTTCTGGTTCTACTTTTGATAATAATATTTTTTCTGTAATAGGTAGAAAAGAAAGAACAAGACTATATGGTGGAGAAACTGCTAATATTTCAATTCTAATGGTTTCTGATGCAGCAGGATGCTTGGCAAGAACAGATAGCAGTTTCTTCCCATGGTATGCTCCAGCAGGAATAATCAGAGGAGCAGTAAATACAATTTCTAAACTATATCCATCAATCGATGATACAGACATTACTAATTTACAAAATCAAAATGTAAATGCATTTAATAATGTTTTAGGAATTGATGGAATCTTCTTATTGGGCGATAAAACTTGCGAACTTACAACTGAAAATAAGAAACAAATTGGTGTAACTCGTCTAATTAATTACATCAGTCGTGCAATCAAACCCATAGTTGCTGAAGCACTTTTCGAACTCAATGACGCAGAAACAAGATCAAAGATTCTATCTGCGTTGACTTCTATAATGGAATCTGTCAAGTCTGGTAGAGGAATTTCATCATATGTCGCAATATGTGATGAAACCAATAATACTCAAGCAATTGTTGATGCAAGACAAATTGTTGTCGATCTATCATTCAAACCAATATTCTCTGTAAATCAAGTTTCGTTCAGATTTGTAATTAATCAATCTTAATGGATGATTTAACATTCAATTTTGAAGTAATAGAAAGTAAAAAGGATATAGACATAGGAATATTGATCTATGATTCCACATATATCAACTTTCTACGCCTTCAAAATGAAAAATATTACAAAATTGATTCTCAAACAAAACTTACAGATTTAATAAAAAATGGAGATTATACACAGATATCAACAACCCCTGCTATAACTACATTTGAAGATTTTTTAGATTTAGTTACAACTACATCTGGACCATATACGGCAGAATACAAAAAAGCAAGAAAAGTTAATTTTTATAATAATTTTTTGCTAGATTGTTCGCATTATAATTTTAATATAATTCTTATCAATTGTTCTGTGGGTGAAGTTTCAGCAATAAAGAAAGCATTTAATGAAAATTATATAAAAGCTTTTTGCTATGATCCTTTGCGTACTGAGATCAATTCTGATTTAAAAAACATTATTAAAGGAAAAAAATGTCCAATAATTTTTAATTCATTAGATAAATCAAATAAATTATTGGAAGAATCGTATATAGTATCAAATAGAATACCCAGTTCAATTGCATTAAATGAGCTTAATCTTAGAAATTTCAACGATGAAGATTTCCAAATTCTTTCTTATTCGATTGCTGGAATTAAGAAAAAATTTGCTTATTACAGAGCAACTGGTATTTCTGTTAATGATAAAAAGCTATTGCCGATATCTTTAATGACAGATGCCGTTGGTTGTTTTGCTAGAAGTTTAGCATCTATTCCTTGGCTACCTCCAGCAGGGTATGTTCGTGGAAAATTACTAAATCAGGACTTTGAAACTATAGAAATTCCTATATCAACATCTCCAATGGAAGGGATAATACCAACTACTCCTTCAAATCTAAATGATCTTGAAGCTGTTTATAATAAAGGTATAAATCTTGCGATTGAAATAATTGGGGCCAATAACCTAAAAGCATTTTATATTAATAGCGATGTGTCTGGATATACAGGAAGTGCATATCCACTAAAACAATCAATTTCATATTCTAATTTGATTTTTGATGTAATAAGCAATATTCAATATATTTTAAATAGTACATTATTTGAGTTTAACGATGAAGCTACACGAAATATCATAAAAGTCAGAATTGAACAATATTTACTATTTGCGAAAATAAATTCTGGAGTTGATGATTTTATAGTAGTTTGTGATGCATCAAATAATAATGAAACTGACTATATCAATCGAAAAGTCAACGTTGATGTATCGATAAAGCCATCACAAAGCATAAATTTTGTTGAATTGAGCTTTACTACATAATACATGGCATCTATTACGAGTTTCATTTCAAATTTCAAGGGCGGCACAAGAAGAAACAGATTTTTAGTTTCTGCCTCTTGGCCCACTGGAGTTCCTAATAATTCAAGCACATATCACATTATTTCCGCCACTATGCCTCCATCAGATCTTGGAAGAGTATCAATGCCGCATAGAGGTAGACTCATTCATTTTGCTGGTGATAGAAGTTATAGAGACTGGGATATAGCAATACTTGATGATACAGAAAAAGCTCTATGGAATTCCTTTCAAGAGTGGCATAAAAAAATAAATTCACATGTTTCTAATACCCATTCTGCATCATCTGATGCCTTTAAAAATTTAAAAACAGATTGGACAATAAAACATTTGGATTTAAATGGAAGTATTTTAAAAACTATGACTCTTAAGGGGTGTTTTCCTGCCTTAGTAGGTGGAATAGAATTTGATATGAATTCTCAGATATACAATACTTTTTCTGTCAAATTATCTTACGACTATTTCACTGGCTAATTGGAGAACTAAATGGCTCAATCAATAAATGACTTTAAAACAAACTTTGTAGGCGGAACTAGAAAAAATCGTTTCCGCGTAACTGGTAATTTTCAATATGGTGGTGCATTCAATATTTTTCAAGTAATGGCTGCATCTCTTCCTCAAAATAATCTATATGTTATCGAATATGATTATAGAGGTAGAAAACTCAAATTACCTGGAGATAGGACATATGGAAGCCAAGGAAGCAGCATATGGGAAGTAGCTATTCTAGACGATGCAAATACAAATCCATCACAAATATGGAGTAAATTGCATGACTGGAGCAATAATATCAACGAGCATGTTAGTAACACTGGTGATCAAATATCTCCGTCTTTGTATAAAGCTAATGGTTGGAAAGTAGAGCAATTAGATTTAAATTGCACTAATGTTTTAAAGACTGTTAATTTATTTGGATGTTGGCCAATTTCAGTAGGTGAAATCGCCCTAGATATGAGAGTGCCGAACGAATTTGTGACATTTAATGTGGCATTTTCTTTTGATTATATCGATCAATAATATGGAGATTTGAAATGGATTTTAAGCTTTTTGGTTTTAGATTAATAAAAGATACAAAAGAAGATCAAGTAAATCTTCAAAACTTTACACCACCAGAAGAATTTGATGGAGCATATACCCTTGAAGGTTCTGGAGTCTATGGAACATTTATTGATTTCATGGGTTCTGCCAAGGACGAACAGGCAACTATTTCTCAGTATAGAGCAATGGCATTGTTTCCTGAAGTGGATACTGCTATTGACGAGATCACCAATGAGGCAATTGTTTTAGGTGTAGATAGAAAACCTGTAAAATTAGACTTATCTAAAATCAATTTTTCAGAAAATATAAAGAGTAGAATATATTCAGAATTTGATTCCATCCTTCAACTTCTTGATTTTCAAGATAAATCACATGAAATTTTTCGTAGATGGTACATCGATTCAAAGCTTTATTTTTATATTTCAATCGACATGGATGATCCGTCTTCTGGCATCAAGCAATTGATTCCATTAGATTCTACAAAGATCAAGAAAGTCAGAAAAGTAAAATCAAATCCAATAAAACAAAATTACGAATCATTATCAATTATTCAAGATGTAGAAGAATTTTATGTTTATTCGAATAATGATAAAAACTCAATAATTGGAACTAGTGTAGGTGGTCTTAAAATTTCTCCGGATTCTATCTGCTATGTTCATTCTGGAATGGTCGATATGAACTCAAAGAGGGTTCTAGGATTCCTTCACAAGGCAATTAGACCCCTAAACATGCTAAGACAGGTAGAAGATGCAATTGTTGTATATCGCATCTCCCGTGCTCCAGAGCGTAGAATTTTTTATGTAGATGTAGGTAATTTACCAAAGCAAAAGGCCGAACAGTATGTTCGTGAGCTTATGAACAAATACCGCAATCGTATGGTTTACAACCAGACAACGGGCGAAATCAAAGACGATAGAAACCAAATGGCAATGCTTGAGGACTTCTGGCTTCCAAGAAGAGAAGGTGGTAGAGGGACCGAAATTACCACCCTTGATGGGGGACAGAATCTAGGTGAACTTGCCGATGTGGAGTATTTTAAGAAAAAGTTATATTTTGCCCTTAATATTCCTCCGTCAAGATTGGTAGGAGAAAATGGTTTCAATATTGGAAGATCAGCTGAAATTACGCGAGATGAGGTAAAATTCTATAAATTCGTTGAAAGAGTGCGTTATAAGTTCTCAGGGGTATTCTCTCAATTGCTAAGAATTCAGTTGATCTTAAAGGGAGTAATTACAGAGGATGATTGGAATCTAATTTATCCTCATATTAATTTCATATTCAATAAAGATTCATATTTTAATGATTTAAAGGATGCAGAAATTCTGTCTTCTAGAATGGAATTGGCAGCTCAGATGGAGCCAATGATCGGAAGATATTATTCAAGTAACTATATCCGTAAAAATATTCTAAAGCAAACCGAAGAGGAAATGGATCTTATTAACCAAGAAATGGCTATAGATATAGCCAAACAAAAACAAGAACAGTTAGAACAAATGCAAATAGAACAGCAGGCTCAGGCTCAAGAATGAAAAATTCTAAATATAAAGGAAATAAAAATGAAAAGCAAAAAAATAATTCACTCAATTTTATCAGAAAACGCAATTGACGCTAAGAAGCTAATCCAAGAGGATTTAGCCATAAAGCTAGGAGAAAGACTTGCTGAAGAATATGTTCGTGTTGCTAAATTATCATTTGCCGATGGCGAAGAGGGCGAAGAGGGCGAAGAGGGCGAATCAACCCCGGTAACGCCAAGACAAAACCCCAAACAGACTCCAACCGGATTTGATGTTCGTTTGGCATACAACGACTAAAAATGAAATTAATAACAGAAACAGTAGAAGATGTATCGTACCTAACCGAAAACAAAGACGGTGAAAAGCAATTTTTCATCGAAGGAGTTTTCATGCAGGCCGAACAAAAGAACAAGAATGGCAGAGTTTATCCAAGACAAATTCTTTCTAAAGAAGCCAATCGCTATCTTAATGAATATGTAAATAAAAATCGCGCTCTTGGAGAACTAAATCATCCAACTGGCCCCTCAGTAAATCTAGATCGTGTTTCCCATAAAATTATTTGGTTAAATGAGAATAATAATGATTTCTATGGTAAGGCTAAAATTCTTGACACTCCCTGTGGTCAGATTGTTAAAAATCTGATGAATGAAAATATAAAAATGGGCGTTTCAACTCGCGGTATGGGATCTTTAGAAAAGCGGGGGGGAGTAAATTTTGTGAAAGAAGACTTCATGCTTGCTGCCATTGATATCGTTGCAGATCCATCAGCTCCAAATGCTTTCGTCAATGGAATCATGGAAGGCAAGGAATGGGTATGGGATAACGGTCTTCTTAGAGAACAGCAAATTGCTGAGTATCAGAATACACTGAAGAAGACACCTTCTAGAAAATTACAAGCCGAATCAATTAGGCTCTTTGCAGATTTTTTAAGGAAAATTAGATGAAGAGATTAAATCCAAAAGAATTAAGATCGTTAAATGAGTGTGCCTATCACACTATGTCCAATCAACAATTGGATGAAAGTATTTTTGGAGCTATTGGTAAATTAGTAACAAAAGGTGCTGCTGGTGCTGCTAAAGCAGGAAGTGTTGCTGCAAGAAGCACTAGTGCAGTTGGTCGTTCGGGTTTAAAAAGAGCAGCTACAGTTAGAATTGGTAGAGCCAGACAAGGAATTCAAAGATTAGGACAAGATATAGCGGACAAAATAAGTGATATTAGAACAGGAACTACAACTGCATCTAGTACTAGAGCAGCCCAAAGAGCAGCTTCTGCACCAGGAGCAGCGCAAAGAGCAGTTTCAGCTAGACGAGTACTAAAAGATAGACAAGCCACGATACGAGATGCATTAAACGCATCAAGAAACACACCAATGTCTACAAGTGATGCAGCAAAAAGAATAAGTGCAGAAAAAGCACTAGCAGCTGGCAAATTGGATGATGCAGAATTAGTTTTAGGTCTAAAGCAACCTATTACAGCCACACAAGCCACACACGCCGCACGTGCCGCTAGAGGCGGTTCTGGTCTTGCTACAGCTGCTGCTGGGGCAGCGGGTGGTGCTGTTGGTTCATCCGCAGGAAAAAAGAGAGGATTCTTATCAAAACAATTTGGTGAAGTAGAAGATGCGGCTTTAGCAGGTGTAGGTGAAAATCTTTTCGGTGATTTAAAAAGAACACTTGAACTTAGCGGAAGGGCCACAGGTTCTAGAATAAATATACAAAATAGATTCAGAGGATTAAAATACTAAATATAAATAAAACGGAGAATATAATGATACCACAAAATAATCAATCAGACGAACAGGACATCATTGGCGGTGGGGTTTTTGATACCACTGGTAAGGGAGTTGTTTTAAACGAGCCAGTTGGCGATTTCTACGCCCAAAACGCCGCTTCGATTCAAACCCCAAAGTCAGGAGCACCAGTACAAATGCCTGGTTCTCCAATGGGTACTGAAGATGAAATGGAAGAAGAAGATATGGAAGCAGAATCAGAAGAATCCTTAAAAGAACATCTTGCTGCTCTATTTGCAAATTATAATCTTTCAGAAGATTTCGTTGAAAGAGCAAAGACAATTTTTGTCGCTGCCTTAAATGAAAAATTAAATAAAAGAGCAATAAAGATTAATGAAGCATATAAAGCTTCATATACCAATAATCTAAATGATACAGTTTTAAAAATAACTGATAAGGTTGATGATTATCTTACCTATGTCGTTGAAGAATGGGTAAACGAAAATCGTCTACAAGTTGAGAGGGGAATCAAGGTAGAACTCGCTGAAAACTTCATCTTTGGTCTAAAGAAACTCTTTGAAACTAACTTCATTGATGTTCCTGACGAAAAGTATGATGTTCTAGACGAACTCTACAGTCAAATCGATGTTCGGTCGAAGCAACTAAACAAGAGCATTCACGAAAATGTAAATCTTCGTAAGAAGCTTCTTAATACCGCTGCTGTAGCAGTTTTTGCTGAAGAAACATCTGGTTTAGCTGCAACTCAAGTTGATAGACTAGCCAATCTAGCAGAAGGCGTTCATTTCGACAATCCAGAAGAATTCCGTAGAAAACTTAAAATTATCAAGGAAAGCTTCTTTGCTCGTCCAGATGTAGCACCACAACAAGTACAACCAAGAATTCAACCAGCCAAACGCACTATTGACATTCTTGAGACATCAACAGTACCAGAAACACTAACGGAAAGTACTGTTAATACTTATGCAAATGCGATTAGTAGACACCTTAAGCACAGATAATTTATAAATAAAAATATACAGGAGATACAATGTACGAAGATTCAACACCATACGATATTTTAACTGAGAAGTGGGAGCCAGTTTTAAGCCATAGCGCACTCCCTGCAATTGAAGATAGTTACAAGACAAAAGTTACCGCAGTTCTTCTTGAGAACCAAGAGTCTGCAATGCGTGCTCAGAGACTAACCGAAGACAACGTTCTCGGCGGACCCGTCAGCAACGTCTTAGGTGGCGCATCCACCAACATTGCTGGTTACGATCCAATCCTAATCAGCCTCGTTCGTCGCGCAATGCCAAACCTCATTGCTTACGACATCTGCGGCGTTCAGCCCATGACCGCTCCTACCGGACTCATCTTCGCAATGCGTCCCAAGTATGATCCCACTGGTGGACCTCGCAAAGAAGCCATGTACCAGGAAGCATTCGTACCATTCGGTGGTTCTGGTGGTACTAGTGCATCTTATACCAACTACTTTGGTGGTTCAGCCGATTACGGTCTAACCCTATTCTCTGGTACAACTGGTGCAACCAGAGGTGCATTCCACGGTGATGACTTCAAGGGTATGCTTGTTGGTACTGCTGAAACCCTCGGTGGATCCGATGGTAAGCCTTTCCAAGAAATGGCATTCACCATCGACAAGGTTGCTGTTCAGGCTAAGACTCGTGCTCTAAAGGCCGACTATACTACTGAACTTGCTCAGGACCTCAAGGCTGTTCACGGTCTTGACGCTGAAACCGAACTCGCCAATATTCTCAGCACTGAAATTCTTGCTGAAATCAACCGCGAAGTTGTCCGTGGTATCTACCGTGTTTCCAAGCTCGGCGCACAGCAGACAGACTTGTTTGCCAAGTCAGCTTCTTCAGGCCCAGCCTCTGCTGGTGGCGTGTATGACCTACTCGTTGACTCTGACGGTCGTTGGTCAGCTGAACGCTTCCGTGGCCTCATGTTCCAGATCGAACGCGAAGCTAACACAATTGCTAAGGAAACTCGTCGTGGTAAGGGTAACTTAGTCATCTGCTCGTCAGATGTTGCTTCAGCCCTCGCCATGGGTGGATTCCTTAACATTAGCCCAGCTCTAAACAACCAGCTTGAAGTTGATGATACCGGCAACACTTTTGCTGGTGTACTAAACGGCAAGATGCGCGTTTACATCGATCCTTATGTTCAGGCTGGTGTTGACTTCTGCTGTGTCGGATACCGTGGTGCAAGCCCATACGACGCTGGCTTGTTCTACTGCCCATACGTTCCACTCCAGATGGTCCGTGCAGTCGATCCTGATACCTTCCAGCCCAAGATCGGCTTCAAGACTCGCTACGGCATGGTCGCTAATCCATTCGTCTTGAATGATAGTGGTACTTCAGACGGAGAAGCCTTGACCGCTAATATCAACCAGTACTACCGCATCTTCCGCGTATTAAACCTACACGGCAACGCCTAATAATACTGTTTGACAAGTTAAATTCGGAGATAGGAGCCAGAAATGGCTCCTGTTTTCTTTTCTACATACTTTATGCCCAATCCGCCCAATCCAATAATTAATACTCTTGGAATCAATTATTTTCACTTTGAACTACAAAGAATTCCAACTGTAGTTTACAATTGTACAGAGGCATCTCTTCCAAATTTAACAATGGCTGCTGCCGAACAGCCTACTACATTAGGTATTCCTGTAAAAAGACCAATAGGAAAATATAATTTCGAAGATCTCGTCATAACTTTTATGGTTGATGAAAATTTAGTAAATTGGTTAGAAATTTATAGATGGATGAGAGCACTTGGAAATATTGATGATGATTGTACAAATAATTCATTAAGTTTTAATTCATGGATGACAACTGCTACTTTGTATCTTACAAAGGGAACTTATAAAGATAATATAAAAGTAATATTTCATGAACTTTTTCCGATAGGTTTATCAGGATTAAAATTTACAAGCACAGCCAGTTCTGCTGCTCCCCAATACGCAACTGCAAGATTCTCATATACTTACTACAGGTTTGAACCAGATCCGGGATCACCGTCTTCTTGATTTTATCGTAATATGTGTATAATTACATTATGAATTTTGACGAACTAAAACAACAAGTACAAGAAGACTTAAAGATTGATTCCACCGAACTAGCAATAGAATCGGTCAATACTCCACAGATTCATAACAAGTACCTTCTATTCCTTAAGAAGCACAAGGAAGCCCTTGCAGATGACGAGAGAACGCTCCGCGTCATGCGGAAGTACAAATGGCTGTATTACACAGGGAAGCTGTCTAAAGAAGAGCTAGACCGTTTTAAATGGGAGCAATTTGACCTAAATATTCTCAAGACAGATGTAGATCGGTTCATTGACGCGGATGATGATGTTATTCGTCTTGAAAAACAGATCACCGAAAAGAAAGAACTGGTGAGTTATTTGGATGGGGTTGTAAAGATCGTAGGCAATAGACAATGGAATATACGATCCGCTATTGAATGGATCAAATTCAGTCATGGGCAGTGAAGAAGTAAAAATAGAAAAAATCGATGGTACATTCATCAAGATTCATTGCGAAAATTCAGTAGCAAAGGAGATATCCGATTATTTCACATTCAAGGTCCCAAACTCCCAATACTCTCCAGCATATAAGCGTAGAGTCTGGGATGGCCAAATTCGTTTATTTAACTACTTCACGCGCAAGATTTATACTGGTCTTCGAAACAAAATAGTACAGTTTTGCCTTGATAGAAATTACGAATGCAAGTTTGAAAATTTTAAGGAGGAGTTCTTTGAGGATTATAAGTCTTATATTGATGACCTACCTCTATACTCAGATTCTGGCGAAATCCAGCTCAGAGACTATCAGAGAAGGGCTGTGGAAATGGCTCTTGATCATAAGCGTAGTCTACTGATATCCCCAACAGGTAGCGGCAAGTCGTTGATCATTTACTGTATTCTGCGCTATCTTCTCAGCAAAAACAAAAGAGTTCTCATTCTTGTTCCTACCACAAACTTGGTTCACCAAATGAGATCGGATTTCATTGAATATGCGGGTAAGGATTGGAACGCAGAAAAGAACATTCACATAATATATGCAGGCAGAGAGAAAGAAACCACTAAGCCTATTGTTATATCTACATGGCAAAGTGTATATGAATTGCCAGAGAAAACATTTGCAGATTACGACGCAGTAATCGGTGACGAGTGCCACCTTTTTAAGGCAAAATCATTGGTCAAACTAATGACTAAGCTCAGAAATTGTCATATTCGCATTGGCACTACGGGTACATTAGATAATGTCCAGGTGCATAAGTTAGTTCTGGAAGGGCTGTTTGGTCCGCCTATTCGTGTCACAAGCACAAAGAATCTCATCGATAACAAAATTCTTTCTCAGTTAGACATCAATTGTGTTCAATTGAAATACGCAAAAGAAGAATGCGATTTGATGAAATACAAGACATATCAAGATGAAATTGAATATATTATTTCACATGAAAGAAGAAACAAGGTTACAGAAAAACTTTGCTCCTTGCTCAAAGGAAACAGTCTAATTCTTTTCTCGCAAGTACAAAAGCACGGTCTTCCGTTCTATCAATCTCTACAGAAAAAATGTACAGACAAGAAAGTGTATTTCATTTCTGGAATGACCGATGTAGAAGATCGAGAAGAGATTCGTAAAATTGTGGATAAGTCTAGTGATTCTATTCTCGTTGCGTCTTACGGTACATGCAGCACTGGTATAAATATTAAGAACATACACAATATTGTATTTCTTCATCCTTCAAAATCAATAGTTCGTGTTTTACAATCAATTGGTCGCGGTCTTAGAATATCAGAAACAAAAGATCATGTGATGATTTACGATTTAGTTGATGATCTTCGTCACAAAAAATATAAAAATCATGTATTTGATCATTTCCTTGAACGAATAAAAATTTACGAAAACGAATCTTTCAATTTCAAACTAGTTCCGATAGATATCTGAAAGGATAAATAGTCATATGGAAACTACTTGCAGATTACTCAAGCTGAGAAGTGGGGAAGAAGTTCTGTGTCTGCTAGCGGGAGAGAATGAATCAACGATTCATGTTTTACGCCCAATGGTTATCAAATCTCATATGACACATGATAACTTTGGTGTTACTAGAGAAATAACAGTTCTTCGTAATTGGCTAGAATTTACAGAAGCAAAAGAAGTTGATATTCCAAAAGATCATATCGCTACTATTTTAAAGCCTAGCGATAGCACAGTAAACTTATATCAAAACAGCATTCGTAAAGAAGAAAAAACAAAGAAAGCTGTCGAAGACGCACAAAAACAACTTGATGAAATTTTAGGCGATGAAGATACTTTCAATAAAATGCTAAAAGATTTGATGGGAGAAGAACCATCAGATGATGTAGAAAAACCAAAAGATAATCTTCCTAAATCACCAATGATGCCATTTCCGTTTGGTCCTAATGGGAATAATGTTGGGATGTATTTTTCAATTCCTCCTAATATTTTTGAAGACCTTTTAGAAAATGGTCTTTTAGATTTTGATGCCCTCATGGGTCCTATGGATGATGAAGAAGATGATATTAGGCAAATCC